ATGGGTTTGTTCCATAAAGATTTTTTTGATAAGGCTTTTGATGACGAATTTGCTTTCCTCGGAAAATCCAGCGGCCAGCTTTTGACCGAAAGTACAAACGGAGAGCTTCTTGTCGATGGAACAGAGACTTACAACTTAGCTCAAACACATAAAAATGATTTGCACACGATGATGCGTTGCTGCGAATCCGAGCTAAAAAAAATGGATTTAGTTGGCTTAGTGGCTGCCCCATTTTACTTTGAGAGAGTAGCAATTTTAGCCAGGAAGGACAAAAACTATTCTTTAGAAATAGAAATCATTGAGAAATACATTAGCTCGATTAGAAAGTTCTATAATGAAAATGGGCTTCAATTGGGTGAAGGGGTGATGGCTGGCACGAGATATAAAGCCATCGAAGGAAGGTTATCTAAAGCTCATGAACTACTACTGAAAAATCCATAGTTATCCGTCATGGGGTGTCGGGGGTCGGAGGTTCAAACCCTCTCGTGCCGACCAAAAAAAACATTGAAAACCAGCCTCTTACGGCTGGTTTTCAATGTTTAAAATTTATACGGGGAATCATTAGGGAAAAATGGGGGAATAACCCCCGACAACGATAAAATCGTATAGACCCATAATAATTATACGCCCTTTGACTTCCAAGTATTTATCTCAAATAAGACAGCACAATCCCCTTCATCATTCCAAACCGCCGAATTTAACCCCCAATAGAAGGTGAATTTTTTCCCACCTTTTTCTCTAACTGGTATCAGATTTTTACCTGACCGAGTATTAATAATTATTTCATCACCTTTTTTCGCATCATAAGAAGGCAACCAATAAGAATGCCTCAGTTTTGAAGAAATATTACCGTTATTCGTGTAGGTAGTATCTTGCAACATGTAATATTGTAATTTGCAGTCTTCATTCACATCTAAAACAACGTATTCCTCTTTCGCATCCCCATGATTATGGATACTTCTTATGCTTACTTTCATTTTAACACCTCGCTTTTTAATCAATCTTAGAGAGGTATTAGCCCTGAAACAACAAGGTTTTATGTGACAGTTGTCACGACCAGGTAGTTTGATCAGCTGGAAACTTCTTATAAAGAGTGCATATCCGCGACAGCACGAACGTGCAGAATGCGGTCTCCACCACCTCAGCGGACTCTTTTGCATTTTTTAGTTCCTGAGCATCAGCCTGGGCTCGGGTAAGCCTATGGCGCTCATAATCAATCGTGCCAGGCACAAGGTCTGATTCTGAATCAACTCTCAGCTGTTCAACCTCTTTGCGCAGCTTTTCGTTTTCTATCGCTGCGTCACGGGCGGAATACCATTCGATTACGGCGGCAGAGTCATAAAGCACTTCATTACCTTTTCCACCACCGCGCGCAACTGGCATTCCCTGATCCTGCCAGTTCTGGATCGTGCGGATGCTGACATCAAAAATCTCTGAAAGGCGTTTTTTATTGACCTCCATGACGAACTCCAGGCGAAACACAGGGTAAGGAAACCATGCCGGGTAAAATGACTACTACCAGGCTTTAAAACTTCCTTTCTTGTGGGGGGTTATACCCAGCAAAGACAGATACTTAGCAAGAAGAAGAACGGAAAAGGCAAAATCCTGAAAATTTTCATAAATAGCGAGAACCTGCGAGGTCGCCGCCCCGTAACAAGGCGGATTGCCGGAAAGGACCCATAATGACATTGATTATCATTTGCATGCATTCACCAACATTCATTTAGACATCTAAACGTCTATTTTGCATTGCTGAATGTAGGTCATATCATGCAGCGCGGCTTCGCAGCAGTGGCCAGGCTCACATCTGAAAGACCTTCTTCGACCTGCACGTACGATGTACATTAAAAAGCCCCGCTAAGGCGAGGCTTGGTTTGATATGGATAATGACAATCAATCTTCTTTTTTAATCACTACTTCCTGCGGCCGCATCTGCTGTATGGCTCGGACAATGCAGTAAGGAATTACTGCCCAGGCAACTCCCATGGCTGCTCCTGCTGCTTGCTGAGGCGCGCTGACAGCGCCGAAAACCCCAACGATACCTTGAACAAAACCAATAGCCCCGAATACAACACAAATAGCCCAGAGGATTCTCATACACCTAACTCCTTTTATTAAAGAGCTATTAGGATAATTCTGAATGCTGTTTTGTAAAGCTCTAATGCACGGCAAAGCCGCTGAAAGTTAACGGTTTGCCCAGGCTCACAGCTGAAAGACTTTCTTTGATATGCACGTGCGATGCGCATTAAAAATGCCACCAGCGGATGCCAGTGGCCAATGAGGATAAAGTTATGCTTCGAGTTTTTGGATTGACTGGATTGAGGTAACAACACACTGGCGACGGCTGACGTTGTTTGCTTCAGCAATACCCATCTCAGTTAACAAAACCTGAGAGTCTATATCCTGCCCCTCTTCTAATCGAAGGAAGACATTCCCCTTCTTTACTAAAATCCAATCAGCGGAGTAAATCTCCCACACTAGAAAATACAACATAAGCGTCCTTATCATACAGTTATAAAAACTTTATTTTAAGGCAACGTATACTCTACTGAAAGCATTATCACAGGCACTCAGTGAATGTCTGCTGTAATGCTTACCCCTTACTGAGGATATTTGGTTGATTATCCGCTGTAGGGGATATCCATTATCAAGCCCACCAGCAGGTGAGCTTTGTAATGGCTACGATTCCACGTCGTTATGCAGCACTTCCTGACGGTAAATATGCTCGTAACGAGATACCGTCTTCCCGTTCTGGTTCATCACGTAGGCAACCTCTCCCTCTTTGAGGAAGATATTCTGGTCCATACCAGATACTGCAATGCTTTGCTGTTTTGGATTGAATCCTACGCTCAAACCGTCGTGAATCTCTTCGCCGCCACCAGGCGACATTACTTTTACTGTTAACATGCTTCTTCTCCTTCTTCTGGTAATAAAAAAGGCCGCCATTGGCGACCTTCGATAGGTTTGGGATTTGGTTTAGTTAGGTTGTGTGACAAGGCTTACAGCAGAAATAACATCCATTTGCATTGTAACCAAGGCGTTTAGCCTCCGTCACAGCAGGAGAACAGGAGTCATAGCTACCAAGATATCTCCTGTTCAATTCTGACGGCAAATAAGTACAACCAGAAACATGAACTTCATTGTCACCATTGGACTGCTTGTTGGTATTCACGTAATACAAAGCCATTCTAATATCCCCAGAGAATCGCTGCGTTATGCAGCACTGGAGATGGTAATAATTTAACTGCCCATCAGGTAGGATATATCCTTAAAGTATGAAGTGGTTCAATCTTCCCTCAGCAAATTTTCTGTCAATCCTATGCTCCAGAACCCTTCAACAAAAAGCCCCGATATTGCGAGGCTCTGGTTTCCTTGTGGCAGTTCGCATGCCACGCTGTGTTATGTGCCAGTATGTCTTTCTTCGTCTGGCGGTTCTCAACATCGATATCGTGAACAGATAGATAACTTGGCACCTAACACCAATCAACCTGCCTAAGTTAAATCTTAATTCTTTACGCTTACGCTTGTTGATCTCTGGGTCCATGCCAGGATATCCAAGACTCTGATGCGGAGAATGCCAACTCCAGGGAAACATCGATAAAAGAGCATGTGAAACTGAGACTCCCGTAGCCCTCCTTGTGGGGGCTTTTTTTCGGATTGATGCGCTTCGCTTGTTAAATATTGAGTCTTTTCTAGAATTTAAAGGTGCTTTGCTATGTCAGGTAAAGCCGTCGTTCAGAAATACCCGTGTGCTCAAGGACGAGCCATCCCTAGTTTTTCCTTTCCAGCTCTATCTGCCTTATACCTGCGAAGTTATTGTTGCCCTTCTCAATCACGGCCAGTAGAGGCTTAATCCACAAGACTGCCTGGCAGTACGTCATTGAGCTGGCGGCAGCGGCACTATCATCGGCTGAGTCAGGTCCGTCGGTATCGGCGTGCATTGCGCTGGAACGTAAACGGTACGCGTATTCGAGCAACCCACCAGCGATATCAGCAGGAACAGGCAGATCACAGGTTTTTTCACGGCGGAGAATCTCCCGGTATTCGATTACAGTTTCTTCGGTGCTGGTGTCGATAAGGGAGTTAAGCCTATTGGCATGTTCTGCAACCTGATTGAATCGATTGAAGTTGAATGCCTGGGTGGCGATTACCTGCCCCTGCAAAGAGTTGTCACTTCGCAGAATGTCGTTATCGCTCTGAAGGCTACTGGCGTCGGAGCAACTCTTAACGAGAGCGACCGAAAGGCCAGCAATAACGACAACGCCGATAAGACCCGGATTAATTTTCATTGGTCGAGCCCCCAGCACGTCAACGCACTTTCCTGTTCGCGCCGCTCAACCTGCCCATAACAGCCATTCTTTTGGCCTTTAGTCAGGCGGCAATCACGTCCACCGTCCTTAATCCACCAGCGGATTGCCTCGCATGCACCGATACGGTCACCTGCGTTGATGCGCTTATAGAAGGTCGATGGGAAGCATTTACCGGGGCCGATGTTATACGGGCAGAAGGATGCGATACCCACCTTCTGTGGCTCTGTCAGAGGCACTTTGATATTGCGATCAACCCAGGCTAATGCTTTATCGCGTTCAATAGCGTTAACCTTCCGGCATTGTTCCTCAGTGGCCGTCATGCCCTTAACAATACGCCTGCCATCGATAACGGTCACGCCGTGACATAAAGACCAGACCCCACCCGGATCAACAACGGCCACCAGCACATTGCCTTCTTTCTCGCTGATGAACTGGTCAAAAATGAGTGGAGCAGATGCACCTGATGCGATTAGTGCCAGCACTGCTGCGCTGAGTTTTGATTTATTAGACATCATTCACCTCGCGCAGCTCTTCGACGGTCTGCTTTGATTTGGAAATAGAGGTTGGTGAGAAAGGTGAGCAAGCCGAACAGTAAACTACCGATCACACCTATAGCCGCCCACTGCTCTGGGGAGTAACCGTCAAGAAGTCTTCTAAACCAGTAAATGGCACTACCTCCCGATGCGCCGTAGGAAATGCCAGTAGTTATTTTGTCCATTCGATACATACTCTCACCTCGCTCAGTTGCGGGTGCTTGTTTGTAGGAAACAAAAAGGCCACCCGAAGGTAGCCCTAAAAAGCTTGAGGCCTCTGTAAAATGAGACCCAGATATCGTTTTAAGTCCATGGCATAGAAACCACTCTTAACAGACTACGATATATTTTGCGTACGCGTTAGCATTTTCATATCATGTGTTTGTTTCACTAATGCCACACAGCGCTTATCACCTAAAGGAATGAAAATGAGAATTAAGAGCATTGGATTTACTATAAAAAACAATAATAAAAACATAAATACTTCGGATGTAATGTCTGATTTCATAAAAAATTCTTCTCGTATTCACAACCGAACTGATTACTCTCGTCAAATCCTTATATCTGATGATAAGAGTTTTTACAGTGGCTTGGTTGTAACCTTCAGAAATCAGAAAAAAAACTGTTTAGCGCAATTTTCCAAGGGAAAATTCAAACTTAAAGTAGAGGACTTAACCAAAGGCGACAAACTAGTCAGCTTTAATTTCTTTTGTATAAAAAAGTCTAATCTTAAAGGCTTATATATGTATCATCATGGTTCTTGCTCGCTAAACGGCGTATTTACGCACTTACAGACTATAAGCAATGAATTTATCCGAAGTAAATGCAGTGAGGAGATAGATCTTTTAGGGAAATCTCCAGATCCAGATTTAGTAAGAAAAATAAATGAAAAATATCAAGCCAGATTCGAGTTCAGCTTAATTACCAGCAAAAAAGACATTTCATCAATTTTGCGTGCATTTAAGGAGATAAAACAAGCTACTTTTAAATTTGATCATGTAGATTTCAAATCAGGTCCAATGACTGCACTTTCACCTTTCATTAATACTACAGATATTAACTTCAATATTGAATCTGCAAGCCGAGTAAGAACAACCCCGTTATCACAGCATCTCGCAGATATTTATAAAAATGTAACCGGTATCGTAAAAGCAAGAGTAAGAGCTGTAGATCATTCAGGCATTGAAAAAGTAGTCGATTTTATGAATTGCCCTACTTTTCTTGAGACTTACGAATTCGATAGTATAGCTAAGGAAACAGATGGAATCACAAACACGAACTACCTCAAAAGCAAAGTATTCGCTATAATAAAAGACGAAATGTTGAAAGGGAAAAATAAAAATGTCTTTAACTGATGCGGTCGTTAGGCAGAAAATAGGCGTGCAATACGCTTTATTAATTATCATTTCCGCCCTGTGTCTCACAGGGCTATTCTTCCTGTATAGACATACTCCAGTAGTCAGTGATAATTTTTTTGATTTCTACCATAAAAACCTTCGTGGATATTTATTCTCAGGATTTATCTCTGTTGGTTCATTCCTTCTCAGTTTACATACATTCGTAATAGTCAACTTAAGAGATAAAGTTTTCGCCACACCTGAATATAAAGCTTCATTCTGTGAAGCTTATGAGGTAGATGAGGCGGACATAAGTGAAAAAAACTTATTCAAGCCATTAGACAACCTATCCTCATTTATAAACTCATCAATTCTTCTTTCATTTATCACAGCCATACTTCAATTTACAATAGGATTGTCAACTAACCTCTACGCTTGTTTATTATGTGTTTGGCTTGCCATACTTACAATATGCTTCCTGATTCATTGTCTAACAATAATAAGAATGAACATCAAAATCCTTCTAAAACAGAAATAAGCAGGTATCAATGAGGTTGCTACCTGCAATTTAGATCAAAAAAAGATGTTAATAATTTATCATAGATATACATCCATCGATAAAGCCGAGTGCTGTTTGTAATTCCTTTCTTATTGTTCCATCAGAGCAATTACGCCTTTTAGCTATTGCTCTTAGCGAAATACCGACCACGAAGTGGGCAATGATCAATTCATACTCATCAGGCTTAAACTTCCTCAGTCTAGCAACGCAACCATCGATCATTATACCTGTATCATCATCACACTGATTTCGTGATTTCTTTCCGTGTGGAAGAAGTCCTTTAAATCCGGCAGCGATTGGTTGCCAGTCAACGCCATTATGTTCATCTGCAGCCCAAGCACCCCAACGGTCCATTAATTCATACATATCGTTCATAAGTCCTCCTTACGCCAGAACGCCGAGCGCGTAGGCCCGGTCCAGCACTCTAATGATCATTTCCAGCTGCGAGCCATATTTGCGCTCGAATGCCAGTCGGTCGTTATGCAGTTCGATGTGATGCTTTCGGCAAAGTGGTATGGAGAAAATGTCATGCGCTTTTGTCGCCATGCCACCCTGCCCCCATCCGATTAAGTAATGTGGGTCGTCTGATTGCTGCTGGCAGCATTCACAGGGCTGTGTTTTCACCCAATTCAGATAATCGCGACTTTCCCAGCGAAGACGCTTTGGTCGACGCATGAAAGACTGAGGCGGCGCCGGATCCACCATCACACCTACTAGGGGTTCTGTCAGCGCATCAGGCAGGTCGACCGCTGAAACTAATTTCCTAAGGATGCTGCTGGCCGGCACAGAAGGCGTAATATCGCTTTCGCGACCGATCTTGCTTTCTTGAGGTAAACGAAGCGCTTCACGAACGCATGATTCTGGAAGTGCATCCGTAACCCCTTTACGAACTGCCCACCAGCAGAGTTCAGCGAGAGAAATCTCGCGGCTTTTGTCGATAGCGAGTGAAATACGAACCGAATCCAGAACAAAGGCAATTACGTTTCTCCATGCCAGTTCTGCTAGTTCCTCGGTACACTGCTCTCGAAGCTGGTTATCGCAAGAGCCACAAAGAAGGATGGATCCAGGCTCATGGTGCATGATGGTTAGTTCGTGATAGTGGTAATCACTGTGGGCGTTCTGGCAATGTCCGGCGCCGTGCTTCAGCAACCAGTAATCAAGCCCGCTAATACCGCCAGCTGCAGTCAGCACCTTTTCATTCAGAAAGAAGCTTCGCAGCTGCTCGTTTTCAGCCAGTGGCTGCCGCGCGTCCGAAACGCGACCAGTTTGATACCCGGCCATACTTTCTGGCTGGCGCTCGATTAACACTCTTCCTGCGGTGAACAACTCCATCAGCTCTCTTCCTGGCTTCAAAAGTACGACACCCAGCTCCCTAGCAATCACAGGTCGAAGAAGCGCACGCATCACTCGCTCTCCCTGATAATGATCTGCCCGTTCTCGCCCCAGAGCTTTGTTATCCTTGAATCCCAGATATGCGTGTCGTCCTCGAAGAGCGCATCCATCAGAGACTTCATCAGGTTATCAAGATCGGGTTTACCCTGATGGGGCTGCCCGTTCATCTCTGCGCGCTTCTTTTTGCTCCAGCTATTCGGCATCGGAAGAACGAAGGTAACGTGCGAATTTGACTCTGGCATGTAAATGCCCAGCAGCCGGACGTGATCGCAAAAGGCCCGGTAACGCATAACTTCAGGGCGCTTTTTCCATTTGTCTGCACGCGTCATGCGTGGCTTACCCATCGGGAGGATGTTGTACACTGTCACGATCACCCCCATGCACGAGAACGCATGCTTTGCGCTGTCTTAGCTGAGGATTTTTGCTGAGGTAGTAATGCGCTGACTATCCAAAGACGAGGGTCAATATCGAGGCTTTTCTCGACGGGAACCCCTTTGGACTTATAGCGCGCCACCAGCTCATTGGCTTCTTCGGTTGTCAGCCCGGTGTAAGTGAACCAGCTTTTCTTCATGCCGCCTCCTGCAGGAGTGACATCAAAAGAAAATTGCTGGCCCTTTGAAGGGTCAGTAAGGATTTATTCTGGTTTGGTATTTGCGCCATGGTATCTCTCCAGTGGCGCAGCAGGTATAGGGTGTTCAGGCCTATGACGGGAGTGTAACAGAATTCTTGGAAACGCGATAACCAGCCCGTTCAAGCATCTGCGTAAAGAGTGTCGGTGTTCCTACTATCTCATCATCCTGTAACGGCATGAATGACACCTCATCCCCGCGTCTGTACATGAGTGCACGACCACTATCAGGAAATGAGTGCAGTCGCGCAACGATAACCCCATCGTTGCACCTGATGACCGCATAGCCCTTATTTGGTAATTCTTCTTTTTGTTTCACCGATCTCCCCTCCAAACTGGAAAATTTCTGCATGCTGTTTCAATAAAACCAGTCGTCTGCACTTTCCCAGGTCTGCTGGAGGATTTCCTCAACCTTTTTCTTAGTTTCTTTTTCGCCACCGTAAACACTTAACCCATCGGAACCTGCGCGACGCACAATCAGACTGCAGTTACCGAACTGACTCTGGATCCGTTTTAATAATTCTCTCTCAAGTGCCGGGACTGCACCCTCTGGAAGTTCTTTAGTACGATCAATGGTTAATTCAACTTTCATAAGCGCCTCCACCGCAAAAGCTGTATGTTTATACAGTACACTTATGGAGAAGTTTGATCAACGGCTTAACAGCACGAATTGTTAAACAAACGAGTAGAGACTACATCACCCTTGGGACTCCGCAAGAGTAAAAATTCTTTCAAGATGGTGATAATCTCCATGCTTCTGGCAAGTGATAAGTGGCATAATCCATTTACGGAATTATTGTGTAAGGAAAGAAATACATGGATATTTGGGATACAAATAAATTGGTCATTTTCATAGCCTTCGTTATTCCGGGTTTTCTAAGTATGAAGCTGTACAGTGTACTACATCCCAATGTTCAACTTGATACGTCTAAGACAGTTATTGAGGTTGTAACATATAGCTGCATCAATTATGCAATATGGCTAATACCTATATATTTATTTGAAAAATCGCAATATGGTGCCACTCATTTAATCACATACATGCTTTTCTATTTGTGTGTTCTCTTTGTTAGCCCTATCATCTTGACTTTATTATTTGTATGGATGCGATCGTGGAAGTGGCTATGTAATTTGCTTCCACATCCTACAGGGCGGGCTTGGGATTATTATTTCGGGCTAAGAATGTCATCATGGGTTATAGTTACTCTTAAAGATGGAAATAAAATAGCTGGCAAATATTCTGCTGACTCATTTTCATCAAGTTCTCCTAATCCAGAGCAGCTATACCTTGAAGAAAATTGGGTGATCAACGCAGATGGGGGGTTTGAAAGGGCAAGAACAGATACGCTTGGCATTTTGATTCTTTCAAAAGATATTGAGCACATTGAATTTTTCAGATTCACTAACCCTAGTGAAAATAGTCAAGAAGGAGATAATAGTGAGTGAAACTAAGAAACCTATAGCTCAAGATGGTTATCAGCCTAACAATAAAGGCTACCAACCAAAACAAGATGTAAATAGTGGATACAAACCGCTTAAGCAGACATCACAACCAGCCCCTCCACCGAAGAAACCTTGAACTATCATATTTAAAAAAGGAAATCACATGACAAATAACGGAAAATTCAAAAATGAAGGTTACCGTCCGAAAGAAAATGACTACGGTTACCAACCTAAATCTCAGCCTATTAACGAAGGTTACAAGCCACCTAAGCAAGTTACGCAACCAGCGCCACCACCTAAGAAGCCATAACTGCCAAGCCCCTTTTGGGGCTTTTTATCTTCTGGGTTTGGTAACAGCAAACAATGAGATGTTTGCTTTAGGAACTTTTTTTCATCATGCGAGTGAAACAGATGTCTGAAATACTTCCTGCTTTGAATTTCTCTTGACTTGAATTACGATTTGATTTATCAATTATCACAAAAATTCAACATTATATTCCTGTTCGAAGAGACAAACATGAGCAAATATCATAACGATCAACCCATTTATGGCGGAATTGATGATCCCGACCTTCTAAATAGACTCAGTTTTGCAAACGGACTAGCAAATGTACTTCTACTTAATTGTGAAGATGAATGTCTTACTGTCTCATTAGAGGGTGAATGGGGAAATGGCAAAACATCAGTAATAAATTTAATTAAAGGTGCCTTACAGGAAAAGGAGACTTACCCCGCTATCATTGAATATAACCCTTGGTTAGCGGGCAATCCCGAATCTTTAATACAAGATTTTCTGGTCAGCTTCTCAGCACAGTTAAACCTTAAGGATAAAACATCCTTAGCACTTAAAGTCTCGAAAGAGTTGGTAAAATATGCAAGTTTATTTAATATTGCAAAACTTGTCCCTGGAACTGAACCATGGGCATCTATCCTAGAAAAAGTATTTTCAAAATTTTCAAGCGCTACAAAAAAAACCGAAGACTTAAAAGAGTTAGATCTTTTAAGTAAAAAAAATAAAGTATCTAAAGAAATACAAAAACTTCCTTATCCAATCATAATAATTATCGATGACATTGATAGATTAACACCGACTGAGACATTTCAGGTATTACGATTGGTTAAAGCAGTAGCGGACTTCCCTGGCACTTCATTCCTGCTTGCATTTGATCCCAATTATCTAACTGAAGTACTTAAAAAAAATGGCATAGAAAACTCCGCACAATACATCAATAAGATTGTTCAGTTACGGGTACCACTTCCAGTTATTTCAGAGAGTAGTATAACCGAGCTTGCAGAAATTGAATTCTCTAACCTTAGCGAAAATAAACTCACAGAAAATTTTGAAAATGATCAAGAGCGCTTAAGTTGGATATTTCACAATTACTTCAAACACTTAATTAAGAACCCAAGGGAAATAAAAAAACTTTTTAACCATTTGAGATTTATTTTAGCACAAGTAGAAGGTCAGGTATGTTTTTCAGATCTGTTTGCTTTATCATTAATAGCAATAAAATCAAACAGCCTATATGAACACATAAAAAACAATCCTGAAGCATATATTGGAAAGAGATTTACCAATGATGGACTTTTGTTAGAAAAGCCGGAAGAAATCGTCAAAACATTCGATAATGAAAGAAATCATCATCTTCAAATTTTCAATGATAAAGATCGGAGATTAATGATTAATCTTCTAGGTGAAGTGTTCCCTTTGCTTGCCTCTGGAGGCTACTCGCATTATGGGGTTACAAACCCTGATTATGCAGGAAGAGTGTCTGCGCCTCAACGCTTACATGTTGCATTTCATTATGAAACTCCTATTGGATATTTATCAGATCAGGACATCATTAAATTTATTCGAGGTGAAATATCTAGATCTGAGTTCCTAATTGACGTTGAATCAAGCAACGCTGAAGATCGTTTTTTTGAAATGATGACTAACTATTCCAACATTATCGATGATGATGCCTTTGATATTTTGAAATGTATATATGATAAATTTCTATTCTCAGAAAAACTTATCATATCACAGGAGTCTAATTACGGATTTCTATCTTCAGATTTATACCGAAAAATGAATTGGCTGACAAATAAAGTCATTTCAGAAAGTACCAACAAAAACGAACTAATCAAAAGCATAATATCTAGAAAAGAAAATACCCCTCTGGGGGCTGATGTATTATACAAAGTTAGACGTCAACTCAACGGTACTGATGAAAGTAATCCATGGATCACTCAAGAGTTACTTGATAAATTAGAGATAACATATCAACATAACGCTCTTGACGCACTTACAACAAAAAGATTTATTAAAAACCATCTTGAATCGCATATATTTTTGGAGTTAAGGAGATCATCTAAACATTTGGCAGCTCAATTTATAGATAATTTAATAAATAAAAAAAATGGAATTATTAGAATTGCTGAGGTACTTAAGCGTGCAGGCAGTGATTCAGTTAACGGGCCTTATGCGCAAATTGATGAAAGCAATTTCGGTGATATTATCGATTTAGAAAAACTAAAAAATAAGGTTGGGTTGTTAGATATTACCGATTATAGTTACCCAGTACAGGCTGCACTAAAGAGCATTCTTGATGGGGGTAAATATTATCTTCGTGATGCTACAAAGTCTGATAACTGGTAACGATGAGCACTAATGGCATATTGGGATATGCTAAAAATATTTCTCACATCAAGCCAACCAATGATACTTGGTTGGCTTGGCTATTATATTAACTGCAACAATAGTGCATTATCGCAAAATACGCTTTTTCTATAGCTATGTCTTTTTTGGTGTGGCCTTATGTAGACTCACATTCGTGCTGCGTGTAATGGGGTAGTGTATGCATGACCTTATCGTTGGCCATTCCCGCATCTGATCTTGACCCGCCATTCCCGCATCCTACCCGCCTGGCGCAGGCAGTATTTACAACGCTTGGCAATACGGGCTACTTCAACAACACTACCGGCGATACCAAACATGTCCGAATATACTTCTGCTGCCCTTCGCCAAAGCCCCCTCTCCTCTAGCTCCTTCGCTTTCTGCTCGGCAGCCTGCATCCTGACCGGATCACTTTTTTCAACCCTGCGCAGGAGGATTATGTCTGGAAAATCTGCGTGCGGTACCGCCCGGTATGTGTACTGAACGCTGTCACGTAAGCGAATAATCACGCCTTCGTCACTCAGCTCACGCAGAAGTCTGCCCGCTGTCCCGCCAGCCATATCCAGCGCTCCGGATACATCGCCAACGGCGCAGTTCGGTTGGTAGTGCACAAACACCGCCACCTGCTCTTTTTGGGTTAATGTTTTGGTCATTGGTCAATACTCGATTTGATTACTTAACAACCCGTAAATGGGTTACGTTTTTGCGATAACTTCCCCAAACAAAGTTCACCCAGATACCGTTATCCATGGTTAAGCGGTCCATTACCCGCTCACCAAGAGTCTTCGATAATTCATCAAAATTTAGGTTAGTCAGGACGCCCACTGGTTTCATCGCCGCCATACGACGATCAATAATTTGATTGAGTAAAACCCATTCGTTTCGCGTTTCTCTTTGGACGCCGACTTCATCAAGAACCAGTAAATCTACTTTGCACAGGTCATCCAACAGCGCGGACTCTGATTGCCCCTCGTCATAGCACTTACGAGCGCGCAACATCAGGTCAGGTACTGTAACCACCAGAACGGAGTGATCACGTTGCAACAAGTAATTACCGATTGCTGCAGCAAGATGATTTTTCCCGGTCCCGCAGCTCCCGCTGAAAATGAAACTAGTGAAACCAGACCCGAAGTTATGGGCATAGCTCTTTGCCATGGTGAGAGCATGCTTTTGCCCGTCGTTGCTCACCTGATAATTTGAGAAAGTGCACCCCTTATGCAGATCGCATATCCCTGAACGCCCAAATATCTTCTCCGCTCGCGCCCGCTGATTTAGTTTTTCCAGCTCTACTGCACGCTTACGGCCTTCTTCCTGCTGCCAGGCCATCAATTCCTGACTGCTGGTAAACTTCGGCTGGACACCTGCAGGCATGATATTGCGGAGACGACCAAGCAAATCGTGCGTCGATTTCATAGTTACCCCCTGAATCCCGGTGGGATCTCAGTGTCTGGTTGTGAAATGCCAAAGCCTGCCTGACGGCGAGAAGATGCCCCAGAGGTTGAGGTTTTGGCTCGGGATGTTTTCAGGCTCGAGGCGAAAGTCTGTTCCCACTGCAGGTGGTGTTTTACCTTCCCTTCGCACTTCCAGTAATCGCGGAACTGCTGAAGTTCCACTGGGGTATAACCAGGGCGGTCACCGAGATTAATTCCCCACTGTGCGGCTTGCCCGACAAAGTCATCACTCGGCATCCAGTCATCGGTAATCGGGAATTTGCCGATTGGCGGCAAAAATGATTCTTGCGCGCTTAACTCTCTCTCTTGTTTCTCTTTTAGATCTGTATCTGTATCTGTATCTGTATCTTTATTAGTTGAGTTGCCGTTGCTGCTCTGTTCAAACGGAGCATTAACACCCGTTGAACGCTCGTTACTGTTTTGTTGGGTGCTTGCTCCTTTTTTGGCCTTTCTGGCCTGGGCGGACGCTTTACCTGCGGCCGACTTTTGACTGATTGAATTTTTCACAGCCTCCAGATCCCGCTCAATTCTCTCCTGCAACCATTCGGTGCCAGTGTCGTTAAAAAACTCTTTCAACGATGGCTCAACGGCATCCCAACGGTCGTTGCTTAGCCGTGCTATTTTCGAGAGGCGGTTTTTGGGGATCGGGCGACCTGTTTGCCAATAATTGAACATCAGCAGCAGGTATGCGCCATGCTCTTCTGTAGACAGATGCATGGTGTCCGCCAGGTAATCAGCAATATAAAGTTGCATGTAAGGCAGCGCTGCCATGGTTACTCCCTTGTCCGGTTTCCCGGCACGTAATGGTTATTGCTCAAAACTCGATTAAAACAATTGCGGCGCTACGGCGCTGATGCTCGCCAGTAGTGGTCCCGCCGCGTCGGCAGGTAACATATTGAACAAAGCGATTGCTGCTTCACGAATCTCTTTTTCAAGCTTTTGAAGGGGGGCGCCAAGTAACTTAGCCTGATGCGCCTCACTGCATTCTTTGATTGAGCTCGCCACAAGCTCGGCTTCCGTTCTGGCATTACTTAGGCCATGCTTTCGGGCGATCTCAAGGGGCATAGCGGCGACGATTGCCACCGACAATTGCATGACGTAAGCGGTGTATTTTTCCGAGCCACCTTCGTTTTTCAGATATCGGAATAAATTCTGCTTATTAAGCGTGATACCACGGCCCCCTTCCTTCGCCCACTTTTCAGCCACCAGCTGAGCGATTGTTTCCTGCGCCTGGCCGGGCAAAATAGATTCCCACTCCCGCACTGCTTCAAATATTCGTCGGCAGCTAATTTGCCCCCTGCGTTTCATATGGAAATGATTTTCGGATTTCAAAGAAACATTGGTCATGTTGATATGATGTTCATACGTTATGTATTGCATTCTTCACTCCTTAGGGAGGATTGGTGGAAATACACTATCGAGAGTGCATTGAGACCCGAGTTCATTAAATTTTTCTACAATACGTCGGCAATCATTCAGGTTTGGCTTGCGAGTCCCATTTTCATAATTAGAGATACGGGATTGACGCCACCCGAACATCAGAGCTAGCTGTTCCTGTGTTAAACCGAGAGATAGTCTCTCGCTCGCTATTTTGTTCATATTGGACCTCTTGGTTATCGATAGACCGGATTTAAACACGCATCGTGTTTCATTGTCAACACAATATGTTTTTGAGCAATAACACGCTTCGTGGTAAAACGATTTTATGAATACAAATGAACGTATTGCTGCGCGGCTAAAGCAGGCCAGAGAGCAAAAAGGCTTATCTCAAAAGACACTCGCAGAATTGTGTGGGTGGGCTCAATCACGTATAGGCAACTATGAATCTGCAAGCAGAGCTATTGGTATTGATGATGCTATAGCGCTGGCCAAAGCATTGAGGATCCCTCCGGCAGAACTTGTTTTTGGACCTGAATCTACTCAAGAGTGGCTTTCTCCTCAGCATAGGAGACTGCTCGACTTGTTTGATCAGTTGCCAGAAGCCGAGCAAGAACGAATGATCGATTTGTTCCAAGTTCGTTTGAAAGAAATTGATGAGTATGTTGAAAAGTATCTTCGAGGTCGCTTCAAATCTGCAGAAGACTAGATTGCCATAGAGTCTACTGAACCAGCCTGCAGGCTGGTTTTTTTGTGCCCATAAATCCCCGTCCCTGAAAATTCCACCCACAAAAACACATCATGTGTTGACATTAAATCACAGTATGGGTTTAACTATAAACACAGCAACGTCATCAAGGCAGGACGCCCACGAAGTAGCTGCCGGCGGCATACGAAACACCGGATGAGATGGCAAGACAATCGCGCAGCAGGTTTACCGTTCCGCCAGCCTGGCGTTAAAGGCACACAGGAGTTAACCATGATCGATTTCGCACGCAAAAAAGCTGGCTGCCAAGCCGTTCGCTTAAATCTGTTTGAAGTTCTGGTTCGTAAGCTTTGCTACTTACTGGCCCAAAAAGGCAATCCAGAGCTAAAAGCATGAGCTCGTTCTTTGCCCTAATCGTTACCGTCTGTGCCCTCACCGGGGAATGCTCAGACATCATGCTTGGTGTTTACCAAACAGAAGCTGGTTGTGATGCAGCTGCCAAAGAGCAGCACGTTAAAGGAGTGTGTTACCCATATAAACCGGCTGGAGACCAACAGCCTGCTTTCAAGTTTTAATCGAGTTATGACCAATGGCTGTTACCAGCCCCTAAAAGCACAAAACCCGCGCAAGGCGGGTTAAGTACCCGGTCAGCCGACCAAAGCTTTCCGGAATCGAGTTTTGACCAATGACCACTACCCAAGGCGGCAATCATTAGCTGCGGGTATCTTACAACCAAAATTAAGGACCCGATATGGAATTCTTTCATTTAATCAAGGCAACGCAGAAATCTGGCAAAGAAGACGCAGTGATTTGGTTCACTGCGAAATCAGAAGCCCGTGCAAACCTGCAGCTCGATGTTGAGCTGGAAGATGCTGGTATTGAAACCGGACGCGGTAAGGATTACGCCAAACCGGTTCGCACCGATTTCCCTGTTTACAACGATCTGCCTGAAGACAGCACAGTGGATTACACCTGGTGCAAACGCTACGAACTGCAGGACGATGGACGCACCTGGCTGCCAAAGGCTGGTGCTGAGTCTACTGGAGCCGTGGACAATACTGCAGCACCGGAACCGACCGTTAAAGTCGAAGCTACCGTCGAGAGTGTTCCTCTTGAAAACCGCACTCCAGCGGTGCGTTTTGCCGTCCACCTGATCAGCGACAAATACCAGTCACATATCACTAAAGAGCAGCAGCTGGCTGCCAGCGAAATGTCACTGGATGAAGGCAACACCTATCTCCAGAACCTGCTGCTGGCGAAGAACGACATCCCTGAAGTAGTCGAACTCAGCCTGAACGCTGAGTGGAAACTCGTTCAGGCGATTAAGCAGGTATTCGCGCCAGATGTAGTTCACGAAACTGAAAATATCGCTGCATTCATGGCTGACTGGGCTAAAGCAGATGCCAGCGATCGCAACCAAATAGTGGAAGCCTGGCGCAGCGGCAAATTTACCCATGTGAAATCTGAAAGCACCAGCGAAACCGACGTTATAGCAGGTCAGGGTCTTGAACCTGATAACGGTATGCAGATTGACGAGAATGATGACGAAACCACACGTTATCCAGTCGTTCGCATGCCCTTCCGCAAGCAGCTACTCGCCCAGTTCACCTCCGACGAACTGCGCCACCACATTACACGCGATGAATACGAAGGTATCAGCGCGCTGGAGATGGACACTGACAATAGCTATGTCCAGAACATGCTGCTGGCGGCAGAAAACTGCGAACAGGTTAAGGGTTACGACACCAAAGACCTGTGGCGCTATACCGACGCCATTCGCAAAGTGTTCAGCCAGGAAAAGCGTCACGAACTCGCTTTGGTTCTCCGATTCACCAGAATCTGGGCGGCGACTGATTACATAGACCGCGGCCTGCTGGTAAAAGAATGGGCCAAAGGCAATCGCATTGCAGAAATACAGCGTACTGAAAGCGGCACGAATGCTGGCGGAGGCAACAAGACCGACAGAAACCCTGACCTTAAACATGATCTCGACACTCTCGATTTAGAAATTGCGCTGGCCACGTTACCAATGGATTTCAACATTTATGATATCCCTGGTGGTGTTTTCCGTCGGGCAAAAGAGATCGTTAGTAAAAAAGAAAGTCCATTCAAAGAATGGTCTAGAGCTCTTCGCGCAACTCCGGGGGTTTTGGATTACTCCCGTGCAGCTATCTTTGCACTTATCCGCAGCGCTCACCCAGAGCATTACCTTTATCCGGCACGTCTCAGCGGATTCATTAACGCGAACCTGACTGAAAGCGATCATTCTGCTCCATCAGACGAAACTCTTGCGGCTGCGCGCCATAACCCTGAGGTGAGCTGGACAAACGAGATATTGACTGATTCTGCTTTTGAAACTGGCGGCCAGAATGAAGGTGCACAAGTCGACGGCGGCACGCTGCCGGTTCTCGAAAAAGTTGGTAATGGTCTTTTTTCTATTGAAGGGCTAGCCACCAGCAACGCTGTAAATGTCCAACAAAATACCGCGGCGGAGTACGTTGATAATGTGCAGATGGAAGAAACTGGCAATGATGAAACCCCGGACGGTGCTGCGTTATCAGAAGGCACGGAAGAAACTATCTCAAGCGCAAGCGCTACTGAAACTTATAGCAGCACAACTGCCATAAATAATGATTCCGGTCATCATAATCATGCCGGGCCTGAAATGCTCTTTACACACCTTATGGTCGACATTGAAGCTTTTGGCAAAAAGGCTGACTCACCAGTCGTATCTATCGGGGCCGTGTTTTTTGATCCATCAACAGGTAATACCGGCTCGGAATTTTACAAAGTGATTAGCCTGGAATCTGCCATGGCCAGCGGAGGGGTTCCGGATGCCTCTACCATAATCTTCTGGCTCAAAGCTTCGCCTGAAGCTCGTTCTGAGTTAGTGATGGATGATGCAATTCCGCTCGATGATGCCCTACTACAGCTAAATGAGTTTATAACCGAGAATGCGGCTAACGGCCCTGATTCTGTGCAGGTCTGGGGGAATGGTGCCACTTATGACAATGTCCTGCTTGAGGCATCTTATGACCGGACGGGGATCCCCTGCCCATGGAAGTTCTGGAATAACCGGGATGTAAGAACTGTTGTCGAGTTGGGTAAAGCCGTTGGCTGCGAGCCTCGCTATGAGATCCCATTTGAAGGAGAACCTCACAAGGCTATTTCGGATGCTCTTCACCAGGTCAAATACGTGTCAGCAATCTGGCAGCGTCTGACTGAACACTGATTTTTTAATTTCAGAATATGGCCCGAATATGGGCCATTATGAGGTAAATCACATGCTTCAAATGCTGACTTTAGAAGAATGGGCTGCGGAAAAATACCGGAGTAACCCTCCAAGCCTGAATACTTTACGCCGATACGCTAAAGAGAGCATGTTCACTCCCCCAGCCACCAAAGAAGGAAGATACTGGCGGGTAAGAGAAGATGCCGAGATTACAGGTAATTTAACCCAGCCCGTTATTAAAAAATCTGATTCTCCTATGCTTCAAAGGATACTGTCTGATGGCTGCCCGACCACGTAAAAACAATGTTAAGATACCTAATCTTTATCCGCTCTACAGTCGTAAGGTAAATAAAATCTACTGGCGGTATAAGCATCCCGTTACAGGTAAGTTTCATAGCCTTGGAACTAACGAGGCCGAAGCAACAGCAATAGCAATCGAAGCCAATGAGCGACTAGCTGAACAGCGCACCAGGCAGGTTTTGGCTATCAGTGACAAAATCGCCTCCAGCAAAGGAAAGGCGATAACAACAAATACGTGGTTAGATCGTTATTGGATAATTCAGGATGAAAGACTGGAGAACGGTGATATCAAGCTGAACACTCATAAGCAAAAGGCTAAACCAGTAGCCCTACTTCGTGAGAGCGTGGGAATGAAATTGATTTCGTCCGTCGATGTTCGGGATGTTGCCCAGATACTGGAGTCCTATGTTGCAGAGGGCCAGCCACGAATGGCTCAGGTCATACGCTCAGTGTTAATTGATGTGTTCAAAGAAGCACAGCATTATGGCGAGGTACCGCCGGGTTATAACCCGGCTCTTGCTACAAAACAACCGCGCCGGCGGGTTACCCGACAACGTCTTAACCTCGACGAATGGCAAAAGATTTTCGAGATAGCTGATGCCCGCCATCAATACATGGGCAATGCAATGCTATTGGCTCTCGTTACTGGCCAACGCCTTGGGGATATTTCCAACATGAAGTTTAGCGATATTTGGGATGACCATCTTCATGTTGTTCAGGAAAAGACTGGAAGCAAGCTAGCGATCCCACTATCTCTTAGACTTAACGCGATTGACTGGAGTTTGAGGGATGTAGTTGCGCGTTGCCGTGACTATGCAGTGAGTCCATACCTTATCCATTTCTTCCGGGCGACCTCAATGGCCGAACGAGGTGCGCAGGTGAAGTCGAACACAATAACAATGAATTTCAGTAAGGCCCGTGATAAAGCAGAAATAAATTGGGGGGATGGAACACCAGCAACGTTCCACGAACAACGATCTTTAGCGGAGCGTCTTTATGAAGCTCAGGGCATCGATACGCAAAAACTTCTGGGGCATAAATCGCCTAATCAGACAGCTCGCTATCATGATGACCGAGGTAAGGCATGGACTTTTGTAGGATTATGA